TGGTTGTTGACCACCAAATAAAGGACTAAAAAATTTTAATTTGTGCCAGTGCTTTACAATAGTACTATGATGATTATATGGTAATACTACATCGGCCTTTACGTTAGGGTCATCACTTAAACAAATAAATTGAAAAGGTATTGTACTGTTTCTTTTCAGTCCATCATATAAGTTAGCAACATAATCTGGTGTATACATGCCTTTGAAGTATACAGTACATATTTTAATCATCAATGTTTCTCCAAATTATATCAAACCTTTTATTAATAGCATGTATAAGTTTGGCAGTTTTAGGAATAAAAAGATTTGTATCAAAGAAATAGTGCCAATCTTTATCTAACCATTGTACTGGTACTTTCTTTTCTTTTAGTTTCACAGCAAATATTGTTTCATTATCATAACCAAAGAAATCAGCAATCTTTTTAGGAAATATATCATATACACCTATAAGACTTGTCATTTCATTAAGAGTTTCTTTAAAATTTGTAAAATATTCTAATTGATCTAAATGTTCTTTATCAATACCTATTATACCTGTATTAATAACATCATTTTCAGGACTTAAACCTTTTTCTATTAACATAGCTTGAGCATTATAAAATTTTGCGTTTGGACTTCTTATTGTTTGTGTTCTTTCTGTAATCTTTTGAATAGGAGATACTCTTTCATTATTATTTAAAACACAAACACCTTTTGATAAATCCCAATGGTCAAAAAAGTTTTCGTCTGTATTAGGAACAACATCAAAGTCTAGGTATAATACTTCATCATATTTTTTACTATACTCATATAGTAAATGTATTTTAAAAAAGTTAACTATATTATAACTTGTAATTTCTGGATAGTTTTTTTGAAAGTGATCGTAATATTCTTTATATTCTTCATGCATAAAAAAGTCTACGCCTATTTTATCAGCATATTCTTTTTTACAATCTATTAGTCTTTGGTAATGAGTTTCAAATTCATTTTTAGTATTAATATTTGTAAACTCTGTTTCTGGTTTCTTTATATGTTTATCAAATAAGTCTAACTCCTCTTTAGGTATATTAATATACAAGGAGAATATAACTCTTTTTTTAGTTTCATTATCAAATAATTTCATTATTTTATTTTCTTAGCTTCTTCCCATGACATAATCGGATCAGGTTTTCCTTCCATTTTTCCTACTATAATAAATCTTGTACCTCTATAATCTGTTACCTTTTCCTCTGATAATACAGTTGCATTACTAGGCAATTGTTTCTTAAAATTTTCTATTGTATCTACACAATTAATATGGCCTTCAATATCAAACATGTTGTTTGATGTAAAAGCAAAGTGTGTAGGTGAAGTTCTACCCCACCAAGGATTTTTCATTATTGGTGCCGGTCCCCATTCTTTCATAGGTTTCATATGTTCGCAAGATGTATTAATAAACAAATCAACACCATCGTATTGATCTCTATACTTTTCAAATACATCACCTGTTATCCAATCAATATTCCATTCTGGAAATATTCTATACTTTGATCTACTAATTACTTGTGCGTCTGTATCAACACATACTATTTGTTTTACTTTATGATAAAAAGCAGGTATTAATATACTGCCATACCAACTACCAAATATAACTATTTTTGAATCTTTATTTAAAAAATCTAATTTGTCTACATGTTCAACAAGTTTTAGTTTAGTAGCGAATTGATTAGGACTTAACGAATCTAATAGATCATCATTCTCTCTAATCTCACTCATTATATTTTTTAATAAATTTAAATCTAACATACTTCTTCCATTGCCCATTCTCTTTCTCTACACCACCAACAGGTTCCACATTTTCCACCAGGTTTTGTACACGATTCGGTCATTTCATTTAAAACATCCATCATTTTCTTACCACATAATCATTAATAATTAATATATCTAATCCTGTTCTTTTAAAAGTTCTTAATGCATTTTGAGGTGTTTCTACTATAGGCTCTTGACAATTGAAACTTGTATTAAGCAACATAGGAACACCAGTGATAACACCAAACTCTCGTATAAGTTCATAAAATTTATTATTATCTTCTTTGTTAACTGTCTGTATTCTAGCAGTACCATCAACGTGAGTAATTCCAGGTACTACTGATTTTTTATCTTTTTTTACTTTACATATTCTTGACATATAAGGACTAGGACTATTTGTCTCAAAATATTCTTTATAATGTTCTTCTAAAACTGCTGGAGCGAATGGTCTAAAATCTTCTCTCATTTTTATTGTACTATTGATAATATCTTTTATTTCTGGATTTCTAGGATCAGCTAATATACTTCTATTACCTAATGCTCTGTTACCACTTTCTGATTTACCTTGAAACCAACCTACTATCTTACCATCGGCGATTTCTTGTGCTATTTCTTTATAAGACGTTAATTTTTTTTCGCCTATATACTCGTATGATTTGCCGGCATATACGTTAGACTTGTGTACTCTATTGTTTATTGTATATTCAGCATGTTGATAAGTACCAATAGCTTGGCCTTCATCACCAATTGCAGGTGGAATAAAAACATTATCCCATTTTTCGGTAAACATTTCATTTACATAACCATTGTAAGCAACACCACCAGCAAGACAAAGATTATCGGATGTTTTTAATGGATAGATATGTTCTTTAATTTTTTCCATTGTAATTTCTTGTAGTGTGTATGCTAGGTCATCTATACCATGTGTAGAAATTTTAATTTGTTTCCATTCTGGATATTTTCTTTCTAATATAGGTCCTTCTAAAATTTGAGATAATACATTATAGTAATAGTCACTATGTTTTCCATAACCAACTTTACCCATAAGTTTACTTGCACCTAATGTTCCAAATCCTGTCAAGTTAGACATATGATTCCATAACCACCCAATAGGAAGTTTTGATGATAAATCAGTTGCGTTGCCGTCTCTGTCAAAGAATACACATCTATATCTTGAGCCAATACCATCTATTGCAAGTATATCACTTTGTTTATAACCTGAATTTAAAAATGCATAAGCGGCATGTGATTGATGATGGTCAATATAATAAATGCCATCTTTATAGTGTCTTTGCCATAATGTTTTAACTTCATAATCTAAAATTTCATCGTGACCTTTAAATATAGTATTCCATAATTCTTTTTTTGCTTTTCTTATACCACCATAAGTATATGTAAATGCGAAAAGTGTATCAGGTTCTTTTTTAACATGCTCTGCTACAAATTTATCATTTAAAGTATAATCACCAGGATTTAATATATCTGATTGATGATTATAAGCTTCTGCTTTGTATGGTAAGTTATGTTTAAATCTTGTGTGTCTTTCTAATTGATTATGATAAACACCGTCATAGGTGTTATGGTCGTGTAAGTTTATAGCAACAGCGTAAATTTTCATAATGTTCTCCTCATACTTATTTATTACAGTCCCATTACTTCTCTTATTTCGGGATCAATCATATCTCTAGACCACATAGGTGTCATTGTAATTCTAACAGTACATTTTAGTCCTGGAATACTATCAACTGCCATTTTAACTCCATTAACTATTTCATCTACTGCCGGACAAAAAGCAGACGTTAAACTCATTAATACAAATACGTATTTTTCAGAGGTAACCTTAACATCATATATAAGTCCAAGTGTATAAATGTCTGTATCAATTTCAGGATCATAACAAGTTTTAAGTTTCTCTGTAATATGATTAATATATTCTAAACGAGTTTCTTGGTGGTCTGTAATATCATCTAGTGTAGCATTAAGTTGTGCGTCAACAGCGGGTTTAGGCACTCTTAAATCTGGATCATTTGTTTCATTCATAATTTACTCCTTATCTATTTAATATATTAGCGTACTTCTCAATAGGGAAGTGTCCCTTTGGTTGTACATACTCCTTACATGTTACACAATACTTTTCGTATTTAAATAATTGAAAATTCATCATCTTATCAATATTTTCTTTTGTCATAGGGAAAGACCTAGACAATTCGGTGTTATTTGCAAATTTTTTACTACAGTGTACTATGTGTCTTTTCTCAAAATCAATAACAGGCACCATTGGAAAAGCGGCACACATTTTACGGTCTATTTCAGCCGCCTGTTGGTGTACTTCTTCTACGTCACCTTTAGATGGTGTTCTACCATTAAATGCTTTGAACATAGTATTTTTATGGGCTAATTTCTTTTTAAATTTTGGATAGTTTGCTATATATTTAAAGTAATTAGGTGTTTTAAGTACTACGTTGTAGTTATTCATTTCATTTGGCTCTAAATATTCATAGTTACCTAATTTTTTTATTTCATCTGGATAAAAATCTAATGTTAAGTGTTCTACATATAATATTTCTGGATCTTCTAGTATTTCAGGATACCTTTTTCTTATAAAAGAGTTAGATAAAACTTGACAAATAAAATTAGGATATTCTTTTATCATTGATATAACTTCACGTAAGTTCTTAATTAAACCTGGTTCTCCACCAAGTAAACATATCCTAGTTTTATAAGGCTTTAAAGCCTCTAAACATTTTCTTAAAAAATTTAAATCTACTGTCAAATTTCTCATTTCTAAAGTATAACTTGTACAATAGTGGCAGTCTTTATTACAAGACATTGATAGAAAGAAATCTACCGCTAAATAGTTTTTTTGTGCATATGTAAGATCAAACTTCATTATTAATATTTATTACCATTTTAAATCAAACGCCCATTTTTTTTCATAACACCAAAAACATTGGTGGCATTCTTTCGTATAGTTATCAGTTAATTCTGCTATACCTACACATGATCTTGTGAGAGGAAATATAGTCTCCATTAATTTTTCATCCTTAAATATAGCTGCTATAAACTTTTTATCAACATTAGCAAAAGGATAATACGTCCTATAATCTATTGTGTTTTTAATTTTATCACTAGGGTTTCTTCTTGTTTCAGCCCATTGAAGCATTACAGGATATTTTTTTTGTACTTCTATTGGTGGATTATTGGTCATACCATTTACAATGTATGCGTCAGGAGCCACCAGGAGCCTGTTGTCCCACGGACCATCAATATATTTGACACGTAATTCATTTTTTAATTTATCTAAAAATAAAGTTTTTGTCACTCTATTTAAAATGGTAAGTGTTAATAATACATTCTTCCGGTTAAAATATTCAATATAAAAATCTAAAGTATGACTACTAGGACAATATTTTTTTAATAAAGCTAAATGTTCAGACTTTGTACCATCTGCTTTATCTTGTTCGGTAGACCATTCTGGCCTTCTTTTAATGGCTTCTATTGCCTCTGGAAAGAGTGACTCGTCACCATCATTATAAGTTCCCCTTACCAAATCTCTAATATTATTATTAGGAAACTTACCTTTAACAATTTCTATAATTTTTTCGGCTGCCTGTATGTCATATGGATTATTAACATCTTGACAATTATATGGTATAATTTCCACTTCTGGAAATTTTTTACATATTAAATAAAGAATAGCAGCTGAATCCGTTCCGCCTGATAAGGCTAGTATGACTCGCTCTATTGGAAAGTTAAAAAACTCAATTTCTTTATCATCATAAGTTATAGACATTTTATATTCCTCAATATTATAATTTTTTATTTTGTTTTTTGATTAACTTGATAAGTTTATCTTTGGTAAATCTTCTATCTAATTCAATACCAATTTTTCTACCTATCTTCTCTAACTCTATTTTAGACTTCTTTGCTAAACCTTTAATATCAATTTTCTTAACTTCATTTGTTAATACTAAAGCATTTGAAAAGAATAAATTTTTTAATTTTCTAAAAATATTCATTTTTTCTCCTCTATATAATTTGCTAAAAATGTAGCAATTAATTTATGTCCTTTTGCATTCGGATGAATATCTTGTTCAGATATTATAGTACCGTTTGCTATTTTAGTTTCTTGATCTCTACCTAATATGTGTTGGGCCATATTGAATCCAGCCATATCAAATTGGTCTTCTAGTCCTGGCCAACCTATGAATTTATTTATCCATTTCCCATATTCACTTACCCTTTGTAGTATTCTTATTATATATTTTTTTTTATCAAAAACTCCATCGCTTCTTTTTACTTTGTATTTTTTTCCTTCTATTAATTCATAATCATAAATTGGTCCATAAAGATAATGCTCAAATAATGATGTCATTTGAAAATGATAGTAAGGTAGGTTGTATCTTTCACAAAGTATCTGAAAACTTAAAAATGTTCTTAAACTTTTAGTTACCCAATTTGGTAGATCGCCGTCTTCATCTACTAGTTTTGATCTCCATAATTTACCTTTTCTATCGTAGGGATTATTTAAACTACCAGTTACATGGCCTATTTCCCAATCTTTTCTATGACATTGAGACCATGCAGCTATAACCATACCTATTTCATCCTTTCTTGTTTTAGTTATTTCATCTAATAGTGTGCTGTATATAAATTGATTGCCTTGCCCACCTTTAGCTAAACAAACTAGTTCCATACCTAGATGTTTTGCTAAATGTTCAGGCCATTTTGGCCATGAGACGTCCCATGTAGGGTGGGGTATAGATTCAAAATCTAAATCTGTAAAACTATCTCCACTAACTATTAATTTTTTCATAAAATAATTTATTAAATGCAATCTTCATTTTTTGTTTTGGTTTATCTTTAAAATATACTGGACCATAATCATACTCTGGCATTATATAAGTTTTCTCAACAATATATTCATACACTGGTTCATTATATTCATTAATTAATTTCTCATCAAATATATCACTAGTGCCTAATATTCTTTTCATCATTTGACAAGTCTTGATAAGATTTTGATCTGTTATAGGAACAGGATTTTCGTTACTGTCAATATAACTAATTTTATCTAAATCTGGACTTGCTATTATTTCTATCATAATGAGGCTAATATTGTATTACACGTTTTATCTATTTCTTCTTTTGTTAAGTATGGGTCAATTGGTAAGGTTAAAATTGTATCACCGGTTGTTTTACAATTAATACAATTATCACTTCTATGATCTATACTCTTGTACATAGGTCTTTCTGAAAGAGGTTTTTCATAATGAACATTTGCATTTATTCTTTTCTTTACTCTATTTCTTGTTTCTTTATCTTCAAACCTTATAATATATTTGTGATAAGTATGATTAACTCCATTTGTAGTTTTTTGTACCTGTACGTAATCTTGTAAATGATTATCATATAGTTTTGCTACGATTTGTTTTCTTTCTACATATACATTTAATTTTTTTAATCTATAATCAATAAACTTGGCATTAAAAAATAACATTTTAGAATTGTATCCTAACATTTCGTGGTTACCATGTTTTCTTAATTTTATTATTGTATCGGCATGTTCTTTGTTATCTGTTAGTACAACTCCTCCACCAGCGATACCACCAATAGTTTTGTTTGCATTGAAACTTATAGTACTGAAATCTCCTAGTGTACCTGCTTTTACACCATTGATACTTGATCCTATGGCTTGAGCTGCGTCTTCAATAAAAAATATATTTTTCTCTTTACAAAATTCTAATATATCTGTTATATCAGACATGTTGCCAAATAAATGAGGATAAACAATTGCTTTTACTTCAGGTTGATACATTCTTTTTATACTATCTAATGTCATATGATAGTTTTTTAAATCAATATCACAAAACACAGGTTTAGCACCTACCATAGATATACAAGACGCTGTTGATATCCAAGAAAAGTTTGTTGTTATTACTTCATCACCTGGTTTTATTCCTAATGTTATTAAAGAAAACATTAAGGCGTCTGTACCGTTTTGACAAGCAACAGCATATTTTCTTCCAATTGTGTTTGTTATTGTTTTTTCTAGGAACTCTATATTTTGTTCCTGTTTTTCTTGCATTGCTTCATCAAAGAGTTTAATATATTCATCTTTGTTCCATTCATATTCTTTATGCCATGCGTCCATTATTTAATATCCTTCGCTACTTCTTTACCTTTTTCATAATAAGTTTCAATTTTTATATTGTCATCTGACTTTCTTGCCTTACAATGAAAGAGACAAGTTTGGTTAATTCTATTTATGTTGTCTCCTATATCTCTAGCTTGGACTAGATCATCTTCAAATTGTTTCCATTCTTTTGTATCAAGTATTTCATCTATACTATTATAATCTTTAAGCTTACTAACTTTATAAAGAGGTTTATATAACTCAGCCTTTGTTGTTTTAGGGTGATCGCACCAACAACAAGGTATTAAATGACCTCTATTATCTATTGCCAAAGGCATAGGTTGAAAGTCTTTGTTATCTGGATCAGGTAAACATTTAGGTTTTAATTTCATTTAGTTGTACCTTTATAAACAGCCGCCTTTGATTTTAATGAGTTTGTAGGTTTAAAAGGATCATCATCACCCAACCACCTTGAAGATTCTATTTGTATAAAACTTAATCCTTCATCTTCGGCCATTTTCTTTGCTGTTTCAATATCGTTTTCATTATATTTAAATCTAATATATTGCCACACTGGTGTACTCAATAAGTGTTTTTTGGCCTCTTTCATTATCTCAAACATTTTAATACCATCTTGATTCTTCCTATATTTATGGCTGTCTTTAGGAAGACCATCACAAGCAAATATCCAAACTGCTTTTGGATTTGCCTGCCAAGATTTAATATACCAAGATATAGGTTTAGCTGTAGCTGCATTATGAACAAAAACCTCTGGCACATCTTTAAGCATTTTCATTATTTCATTAAATTTAGGGTGATGTACTGGATCCGATAACTGTCCACAAAAACCAATATCTATAAAATGTTTTGCTATCATATCTAATTCATCTAACGTTAGATCACGTCCATGAGGTACCAAACCATCATTGGTAAACGATGTTTGTCTTTGACAGTTAGGACATTCAAGAGGACATCTATGGGTCACATCTAAATTTAACCTACGTCTTTTTTTAAAATATCTCTCCATTATTTTATCTATTTTTTAATTCTTCTTCGTTTTTCTTTTTCCATTCATCGGTTGTGTTTGTATCTTCCCATTTGTACACTTCTTTTTCAGTACGACTACAACCTAAACAGTAACCACTATTTACATCAATACTACAAACACCTATACAAGGAAAACGATATATTTGATGACTGCTAATACTGAATACCATTATTTCGTTTCTTTCTTTAATTCTTTTCCGTCTCTAAATGTTGTTTCTACTTTTATCTTATCTGCTTCTTCTCTTGTTTTACAGTGATGAATACAGACACCATTTATTTTT